GTTGCATATAGTCGAGGCAAGTTTGATTGTTGGACTATTGCATCACAAGGTAAATACACATTAGGAGTAAGATGACACACAAAAATATATTTAAAGGTACAACATACAATTCATTAGAGGAGCAGGTAGGTGGTAAACACTATCGCACCATGAAAATTCAACCAGCAGAGTTTATCAACGAGAATAAATTGCTTTTTGCGGAGGGCAATGCTATAAAATATATATGCAGGCATTCTGCAAAAGGAAAGGAACAAGACATAAGAAAAGCGATACATTATTTAGAAATGATATTGGAGAGAGATTATAATGTGTAACACACCAGAAGATTTAAATTTAAATGGTGTAGACACGGTTGCGATAGATATAGAGACATACGATCCCAATCTTAAAACAAAAGGATCTGGTGCTATTCGTAAAGATGGTTTTGTATGTGGTATCGCAGTTGCAACAGAAAATGATCTTGCATATTTTCCTCTACGTCATTCTGATACCGACATAAACTATCAAAGGATAGAAAAGATATGGCAGGTCTTAAACGATAAGATATTTCAAAATGAAAACATTACAAAAGTATTTCACAATGCAATGTATGATGTCTGTTGGATTAGAGCCATAACTGGTAAGATGATCAAGGGTAGAATAGTTGACACTATGATAGCTGCGTCTGTTGTTGATGAGAACAGATTTAAATATTCACTCGATGCACTATCGAAAGATTATCTTAACGAAGAGAAATATAAATACGATTTACAACAGAAAACATTAGAGTGGTCTGGTGGTACCGTCAAGGATCCAATGACTAATATGCACAAACTTCCTGCATCGATTGTAAAAGAGTATGCAAAGCAGGATGTAAACTTAACTTATAAATTATGGAAATTATTTAATAAAAAAATTGACGAAGTATTATACACTAAAGATGATGGAGAACAAAAGACTTGTCGACAAATATTTGAATTAGAAACAAAATTATTTTTATGTTTGGTTGACATGAAATTTAAAGGAGTTAGAATAGATGTCGCAAAAGCGATCCAGTTTGGACGACATCTTAAAAAACGTAGAGATCAAATTATAAAAGCCATTGAAAGTATTACAACAATCAAGGTTGATATCTGGGCTGCAGCATCAATCAAAAAATTATTAGATCACTTACATATAAAAGATTACAAAGTCACACCAAAATCTAAGATGCCACAACTACCAAAAGATTATCTACGGACACACAATAACAAATGTCTGCGTATGATCGCAAAAGCAAGAGAGTATGACAAAGCGGTCAATACTTTTATAGATGGTCTATTAGAATATGTACACGAAGACAGAATACATGCAGATATAAATCAGATAAGATCAGATACAGGCGGCACGGTCACCGGCAGATTCAGTATGTCAAATCCTAACCTTCAACAGATACCTGCTAAAGGCTACATCGGTAGCAAGATGAGAGAATTGTTCATACCAGAAGATGGTTGTGAATGGGGCAGCTTTGACTATTCACAACAGGAACCACGTATTGTGGTGCACTATGCTATCAAATTAGGCCTACCAGGCACGGAGAGCCTTCAAGACGAGTTTGATAGAGATGATGCTGATTTTCATCAGATCGTTGCTGACATGGCTAATATTTCCAGGAAACAGGCAAAAACGATTAATCTAGGTCTTTTCTATGGAATGGGTAGAATAAAATTACAGAGAGAGTTGGGTCTGGACCAACGACAAGCAAAAGAATTATTTAACGAGTATCATAGTAGGGTGCCATTCGTAAAACAATTATCACAAGAACTTATCGCATTTGCAAAGGAGAACAAATTATTATTTACGTTACACGATAGATTCTGTAGGTTTGATAAATGGGAAACAACAAACAAAGAATGGAATCCTGAAACAAACAGATTTAACGAGGTACCATTGTATACGAAACAACAAGCGATGGAGGCGTTTAAAGCAGAGATGATAGACAAATACAAAGAGAACAAGATAGATGCAAACTACATGGATTACTTTGAGAGATACTACACACCTGCATTCACCTACAAAGCTTTGAATAGATTGATACAAGGATCAGCTGCGGATATGACAAAGAAGGCCATGGTCGATCTACATGAAAAAGGTATAATACCACACATACAAATACACGATGAATTATGTATATCTGTTGATGGTAAATACACTTCCAACATAATTCAAAATGTAATGGAACAAGCTATACCTCTTGAGGTTAAGAACAAAGTTGACTTTGAATCTGGACCAAATTGGGGTACAATAGGATGAGGATAAATTATGGCATATTTAAACGCAAACGTACCGCCTATCTACGCACAGATAAGAAGAGAGTATCTATATGATCTACAAAAACATAAAGGCGAAGTTGAAGACTGCATTATCTTTGGCATATCAGCTCTTACTGGAAGGAGTATATTATGGCACGCTATTATGGAAAACGGTGCAATATTTTATCGCCTACCTATTAGCGCGTTTATTCAAAAGGGATTTGACCCATCCAGAGTGCCCGAGCGACGACTTGATGAACTTCAGCTCTGGAATTGTTTTTCTTATTATCCTGCTGTCACTTCTTGGGACATTTTAGAATCACAAGCCGGTAAGTATATAGGAAAAGATAAAAAATGGCACTCAGGAAAATATTTATTTACTATTGACTTTGCTCACCCAGAGGCTAACATACTCGACACTGATCATTCGGAGATCCCGCACGAACACAAGTGCGCTCACATTATTGCTTTAGATGATGGCAATTTTGCAGCACAGCCAAACAACAGATGTATATGGGATATACCTTCGTTTACGGTCAAGGATAATATTCCTGATTGGAAAGTGCAAACATCCGAATGGAACGTAGAGGATAGCAGAGCATGGCGGACAGAAGATACTGACAAGTTCTTCTATGAAATAGAGGAAAAGAAAAATGATTGATAAAATTAAAAAAGCTTTTGGCAAGATTTGGAACAAGATCAAGTCTCTTTTTATACCAAAGAAGCAATAATGATTGGGGGTTGTTATGGACTACAGGTTCACAGCAATACTTATAATTTTGTTATGTTTACTGGCGGTTTTTGTACGGCCATCGCAGCCGTTGCAAGTTGACCCAAAAGACTATATAATCCCTCCACCAAAACCAAAACATGAGTAACAAACCTTTAACAATATCTGAGTCTGCCGCCGTGCAGATGCCTATGAAGACGGTAGCCTCGTTGATAATTATCGTGGCACTCGGCACCATGGGCTACTTCCAGATGGTTGAACGGCTAAATATTGCCGACACCAAGATCAAGATAATGGAGCAGGATGTTTCTCAGAACACAGAGTTTAGAATAAAATGGCCACGTGGACAGATGGGTTCATTGCCCGCAGACAGCGAGCAATACATGATGTTGGAGGATTTGTACAAGACTACCGATCGTATAAACGAACACATCGACTCAATGGCTTTGAATAATTAAAAGATGCAAACAGGGAATATAAATACAATGGCAACGGGAAGAATAACTAGAAAAGTTTTAGATTTTATAGCTGAGATAAACAGATCTGAGAAAGAAATGAATCTTGCAAAAGGTTTAAAAAAATCTGTCGAACACGGCAAGAACGGCACACAGAGATATGTGATCAAAGAGGGTGAGAACAAAGGTAAGGTAGTATGATAGAAGTTGTTGTAGCTTTACTTATGTTTTGGGACGGAGAGATCAAGGAACACCGTATCCAAGAAAGCATGGCTGCGTGCCTCCGCGCACGTCGCGTAGCGGAGAGAGAGTTTAATCCTAACGTGTCTTACAAGTGTATACGTAGTGAGGCAGAAACAGAAATATACATGGGTGAAAAATCAATCAAAAAACTCCACCTCAAATAAGGTTGCAAAAGAATTAAAAGATAGACGTTACCATCAGCGTGTGGTACGATCTAAGAAGATTTATGACCGGAAAAAATTTCAAAATAACAGCAGAAATAGTTAACGGTATATGCCCCACGTGTGATGAGTACACACCACTGGTAGGTATAACCAAACAATATTTTAGATGTCTGACATGTGGCTCTGATTTAGAACAGAAAGTAAATGGTGTCATAAGTTACATACCACACCTGTCTAAAAATACATTAAAATCAAAAGTAGACGAATATTTTAATGGCGAAGCGTAAATTTACAAACTTCGTACCACGTCCAAAACCTCGTAAAAGACCGGGTAGACACACAAAAAACCTTAATAAATCGAATAAAAGATCGTATAAAAAATACAACCGACAAGGTCGTTGACAAAATAATATAAATGACTATCCTATAGTTATGAAAGAAAAA